GAAGAAAGAGCTTGGGTTTGGTGCGATTGCTGGAACATTTGCCAATAGTCCAATTTTAGGTTTAGGTGCTGCTTTTATTACCGAAAAGATCAGAGAATCTACTGCGGCAGAAAGAGAAAGAAAAGCAGCGGCACAACAAGAAAAACGTAGACAGCAAGAAGTTGCTGATTTGATTATACGTCAACGTGGGATTCAAGATAATGAAGAAAACAGACAATTAATTTTAGATGAAATCCAAAGAAAACGTGACGAACAAGCACAAGAGAATCTAAAATTAGAGAATGAAAAGTTACTTCAAGAATATAATCTTGAAGAGACAAATCTAAGTATGCTTGATGCAATGATTGCAACTCGTAACTTGCTTTCTGAACAAAATGAACTTGTTAGAGATGATGCACAACGAGCAGAGTTAGATAGCATACAGCAAGCAGAACGAGATGCAGAACTTGCAAGAAAACAAGACGAACAAACTAAAGCACTAGAAAAAGTTGGAGATACAACTGAAGAGTCTGCTGAAGAAAGTGGTGGTCTATTCAGTATGCTCAAAGACAAAGCACTTGGAGCACTAGGTATCGGTGCGGGTGGCGCACTTGGTGGTTTAGCTGCAACTGGTGGATCAATCTTTGCGGGGTTAGGAACTTCGGCATCTGCTGCTGCTGCAGCAGCAGGACCGATTGCAGCAATTGCAACTGGTTTAGTTCTAACTGCAAAAGATGGTATCGATCTTGCGATGGATGGTCTGGATGATGACATCAAGACTAAAGTCCAAGGTGAAGATATTGGTGGAACTCTTGGTGGTATCATCGGTGGTGCGATCGGTGTAGTCGGTGGACCAATCGGTATTGGTATTGGTGCATCTGTTGGTAACATCGTTGGTAGTTTTGTTGGTGGATTAATTGATCCAAACACTGAAGCAAAGTTTGAAGAAATACGAGCAGATGTAGAAGGTAAGCAGACTGCATTGAATAATCAATTAAGTGTTCTACGAGATTCACTTAACAAGGGTCTGATTACACGAGAAGAGTTTGCTCTACAAGAAGCAGAAGTTCAAAATCAATTAACACAACTTGCTGAAGATGAACTGAATCTTGTTGGTGTGCAAAAATTAAAAGATGTCCGTGACTCTATCGGAGACAAGTATAATGAACTTGCTCTTCAAGTTGAAAAACTTGAGGAAGCAGGAGTTGCAGTTCCAGAGACACTAAGGCAATCACTCAATAAAACCGAAAAGAAGTTTTATGAAGCTGATGAAGCATTTGAAAAAGCAACGGATGCACTCGATGATAAAAATGAAGGATTCTTTTCTAGACTTTTTGGTTTTGGTAGTGATACTGAGGGAGAACCAAATGCGGATGGAGTTCGTGCAGACGCTCTTAAAGTCGAACTAGAAAAACAACGTCAAGAATTAGAACTTGCCCAACAAGATTTAGAAGATGCTTTTGCAGAAGGTAAAACGGGTAGGAGAATCACTAATAGAGAAAGAAACGTTGCTGCTTTGCGTAAAGAATTTGAAGACACTGCAAAATCGTTAGAAGAATTGGGTGTTGAAGTCGAGGGAGTTGAAAAAGTTAAATCTCTATCAGATCGACCAATAAGTTCTAGAAGAGAAGAAGCAAATCGTAGAAAAGAAAGATTGGCTGAAATGAGTGATCAGGTCAATGAAGAAGATGCAGACTTCTTTAATATTGAAAGTAAAGAAAAAGCAGATAGTATTGTTGCAGGATTGATTCAAAGGAATCAAGGTGGTGCGTATAAAATTGGAAGGCAAGAAAATGGATTATATTATATCGCACGAATAGCAACGAGTCGATCTGGACGAGGTGGTTCTGATGGACTAGAAATCCAAGACACGGGGAGAGAACAAGTTGGTGCTGATATAGCAAGAGGTTCCAGACAAGGACGAGATAGAGGTCCTTCGACCAATGTAGTTGCACCAACAACTAACGTACAGAACACATCTCAGAACACTTATCAAAGTGGTCCTCTTAAAACAACTGGTGACTTATACGAAAGTTACGACAGATCGTTCTAAAAAGGGGTGGCATTGCACCACCCCAAAGTCAAGATTAGTCTTCTTTTGCTAGGTTCTCAAAGAACGAAAGACTATCATCTTCACTGTCGGTATCCCAAGGAATCTCATCTGCTTTAGGCACAGATGCGGTTTTACCGACACTTGCACTCGCACTTGGACGGAAGTTCTGAACTTCATCGAGTTCTTCTTCGTCAGCAGCACGACCCTTCGGTACAGGTTTAGCACCATCTAAACCAAGCACCTTGTTTAGTTTTGCTTCAAGTTCTTCATATGACTTGAAGTTCTCTGGTGCAGTAAACTCCGCAAGAGAATGCTGTTGCTTCCAAACTGTTTCCAGTTCTTCGTCTTCAAACTCACCCAATGTGGATGAAGTTTCAAACTCTGACTTATCGTAGTTACGATAACCTTCGACATTACGAATCTTCAACTTAAAGTTCGCACCTTCCCAAAAGTCGAATGGGTTGATTGGGTCCTCGTCTTCAAACTGAGGATTCATCAAATCGTTGATCTTGTCAAAGATTTTCTTACCGAACTGATAAAGGAATACTTTACCTTCGTTCTGTGGATTAGCAGGGTCTTTGACGACATAGATGTTTGCAATGTACTTGAGTCGTCGCTTTTGCTTCCGTGCTTGTTCTTTGTTTGCCTCAATACCTGAGTTCCACAACTTAGAGTTGTACTCAGACACGGGGTCTTTCTTATTGAGTGTGGTGAGAGAGTTCTCGATGTACCAACCACCAACACCTTGGAAACCGTGATCGAACACACGAACCCAAGGGATATCTTCGCCTGATGGGGCAGGGAGGAAACGAATAACGGCATAACCGTTACCTGCTTTGTCTACTTCTGGTTTCCAAAAACGGTCATCAGCACCACCTTTTTCAACATTGCCTTTGGCAATCTTGTTGGTCTCTGACATGAGTTTTTCTAGATTGTTGCGGGAACTCCGCTTGAGAGATGAGAATGATTCAGTCATCTGTATATCCTTGTATTGCTGTATATTTTCGTATCCACTAATTTCATAATATATGCCGTACAGTATAACGTACTTTTTTATTTATGTCAAGTATTTTCCTCTGCTAAGAATCCATTTTTTCTAATAATATCATCACCAATAATTTCACGCAATTGTTTTTTATATTGTGTCAGTTCGTTACGCAGAAGATTGACTTCGGTTCGTAATATTTCATTTTCCTCCTTGAGTCCTTGAATCTCAGCATTCAATGTATTGTTCATATTGGCAACCTCGCTGTTTTTGGTAAAAAGTTTAGGTCTTGTGCTTCAACTTCAATCTTCTCTTTAATATTGGTAGATATCTTCTGTGCTGCTGTCTCTACCTCAATTTCATTCTCTTCACAGTACAACACAATGGCATCCATATATGAACACCGTTTATCTCGTGCATATTTTTCTATCAGTAAAGAGAATTCTTCTTTCGTTTTACTCACCATAACTAATGCTATCTCCTAATTCAGTGCTCAATATTATACTAGTTTGTGAGTGGATTGTCAAGTGTTTATTCTACCTTGTGTTAGAAACCATTCCTTCATCTCAATACATTGCCCATCAAATAGTAATCCATCCAATGATACAAATCTAAACTTATAATCAGATTTGACTACATCCATATCAGCAACAGTATTTACAAATCCAACACACTCTTCATACGAATTGAAGATTCTATCTGATATTTCCAGTGGCGCACCATTGACTGAAAACACCAATAATATTTCTAACATAATTACCTCTAAATAACTTGAAGGATTCCACACACACCTGCCACTAACATTGAATTGAATTTCATATCATCACCATGTGCTTGTATTTCATATGTGTTTTTAACATCTTGCAAAAGTTCAACATACATTTCTTTAGTTACATTTCCCTCTTCATATGCAGTATGAATCATACAAATTTCATCTGCTTTTGCCGCAATTTCTTTGTTTTCGCACTCTACTAATTGTTGAATTTCTTCGATCATTAGAATCTCTCCATTGCCGCATCAGCGATTATTGCTGATTGTTTTACAAGTTGTTTCTTTTTGAGTTTACAAAAGGTTTCATTGACGGTCATCTTTTGTAGACCCATTGCAGTATCTATCATCGGTGAAATCATTTCACTCAAGTCGTCGGAACCTTTGCTTTCAGAATAAAGTTGAAGGAAACGAATATCACTAACGAGAATATTGACCTGTGACTCATAGTTACCACTGCAATTCAAAGTATCAACTGAGTGTCGAATCTTTGCCACTGACCATGATTCATTGTCATCCCAAAAACTTGGGATCATAGAGCAACCACCTATCAGAAGTGCGACACTAAGAACTAAACTTTTCATATCACCCTCCTTTCGATATCATGATCGCTGCCATATAATCGTTAGCATCTTTTTTATTTTTATATACTTTTTTTAATTCTTTTGCGTGTTTACCACCAGGTGTCATCACCCTTCTTTTGTTTTTAAATTTGTCTGCATAAACACCATATCCACCATCAGGCATTTTTCTAACATCTTCTAAAAATTGTTTAAAACATTTCATTTTAATTTTCTTTCATCTAAAATTTTCAAGTTTTGCACTCTTTCCCAATTTTTAGCGATTCGACTATTACGATTTACTTTGCCTATCACTTTTCCTTTTATTATTCTACTTGCCCACATTACCACTGGACTAAAATATGTTCTTGGTTTTGGGGTTTCTTCCATTACTTTGCACCACCATATTCCATAATAAGGTAGAACATTACCCATATTGAAGCACCGATAATAATAGCAGATATGATTCCTGCCACGGTATATTCAATCATTTGTTGCGTCTTTTTTTGTTTGCGAACTTTTTCTATCGTCTGTAAACGCTCTTGCTCTACACGTGCTGCTTTTGCGTCTGCCTGAAATTTCAACCAATCTGCCCACATATTTGCACGACCTTGGTATATCATCATCTGCTTCAGTTCTTCTTCTTGTGCGGCAAGTTGTTCTGCTGCCATGAACGCTTGCAAATCAGACTTGTATCCGTTCTTGTTTGCCTTTTCTTGAATTTCTTTTTTAGCAGAAAAATACTGTGCGATGGTATCACCCATCTCGTATATTTCTTTACCGTCTGCTACAAATTGTTTGATCGTGCTGAATGCTGCACTTGCAAGTGCCATTTCTGCTAACATGTTGTGCCTCTCTCATAGCACATATTGAAAGCATAATCTTTAAATCAATCAAGGGATAGTTTTATGTGTATTTAGTTTAGATACCATTATTGCTTGGAAAAAACATGGTGAAGTTCTCTCCTGATGAAATAATACAAGTAACACCAACTTGTTTATTCACTACGATGAATGACCAAGTTGAAGTTCCTTGATTGATCCACAGCGAGTGATAGAGTTCGTGACCTTCTGCGTTAGCACTTGCCGCCATCATAACGATTTCTTCACTATATCTTTCTTTTAACCCATCAAGAAGATGTTCAGTATCCCCACATTGCATAGGAAGTTCTTTAGTATTTGGTGAGATGCCACTATGTTCAGCAAATGATGCTGTCGTCCACAATAACATAATCATTACAAGTATTCTCATGCTTTGTACCTCATAAAAGAAAAGGGGATTCTGTTGCCAAGTTCCCCCACGACTCCGCTACTTATAATTAAGCAGCAAGTGCGAACGTTTCATCGTTTGCGTTTATCTTTTTGTAACTCTCTTCTAACCGCCCATCTGCCTGTCGAACCCAGAGCATCCCCCCTAAAACCACTCATCCTTGAATGGTCTTAGGTGGAGATGAGGGGAGTCGAACCCCTGTCCAAACACCTTCTTGTTATCGTCAACAAGTTACTTAGTA